GGGGCATATTGCCGGTCAACTTCTTCCATTGCCGACTTAGTATAAAAGTCGCTCATCATCTTATCACCATACGTTGAACGCCTTCGACCCATTGCCCGAAGCTGCCGCCCAAGGTCACGCCCACCTGCCATTGTGGTATCAAGATACGTTTTGGAAGGTGTAAAGCCTGTTGCGTTTAGTTGTGCAAGCCCCCGTGTTCCTGCTGCCTCAAGAGGGGCATACAGCTCCTTCATTTGGTTGTAAGCGTCTTCAAGTTCCTTCTGTGCTTTAGCCGCGGAATCCATCTGGATATTTGCTATTTCGCTACGTGTATCCCTTGCGCGATTGCCAAATAAATCAAGAGGATCGGCAATGGTATTCCAAGTTTTGCCAAGCCCACTGCTGGTATTGCCAAACAAGTCCTTACCCGTCTGAACAGGGTTAAATCCACCTTCCCAAGTTAGCCCCATACCCTATACCTCCTCCCAGCCTGCCGCGCTGAGTGCTACAACATTGGTTACTGATGCTTTCGCTTGTATTGTGTCGTTTACCTGCAACACTTCTCGTGTATCAAACGGCAACGGAAGAGTATTGCCCACTGTCACATTAGGTAACCGGTTATTACTTTCGTCTGCTGATCCGAGCGCTGGCACTACCCACAAGCCTTCAATAACCACGTCACCAGAATGAGAGTTTGCCAGCCACCATTGAGTAATAATGGTGACTTTTGTCGCAGTAAACAGCGTTGTTGTCGCGTTCGTAATCAACGAGCCGGTTATGTGCTGTTTCGGAGTGATTTCCATTTACCGCCCCATGATGGTCATAATCAAAGCGTTCTCTTGCATCAGCCTGAGTTCGTTCACCGCCGACTGCAGGTCTGTCGCCGTCAAGCTTCCTGACGGAGTGTTGACAATCGCCGAAGCCGGATGCGCCGAGGCCGTTGTCCTGTTTTGCAAGTCATTATGGTTGCGAGTCTCCAAGTCGGTAAGATTCGAGCCGACTTTATCGACCAATGCCCATGCTACCCGCGCCGCCGTCGAAAGCATCCGCTGAAGCGTCGCTAGAAGTGCAGCGCCTCCAAAATGCCACTAATAACCGGAAAAATCCCGGCTTAGTGGTTGATGTTGACGATCTTAGAGCCAATCGGCAAGTTGAGTTGCTTGCAGCAAAATCTCTGACCGCTGCGCTGGAAAAGCAAAAAATAGTCAGAGAAGGCTTGGCTAAAGCTGAATCCGCGACGGTTCAGGCGCGCATTCCGCTTCTGGATATTCGCGCTGCCGCCCTGAGTGATGAAAGCACCGCTGCGACCACGCGCCACGAAACGGCGCTGGGAAAGCTGCGTGATGCGTATGCTAAAAATAGAGATTCTGTAGCGTATCAAAATGGCGTCGTTGAAATCAACAATAAGCTGGAATCCGATCAGGCGGCAATCAAGGAAAAATCCAAGGAAGCAAGCAAAGCCGCATCCGCCGCGAAGCGCGAGGAAGCTAAGGCGACGCGGGAGTTGATTGCAGCACAAAAAGAATTGGAGGCTGCGCTTAATAGCGTTTTATCCAAATTCGATCCGGCGCGCTCAATCACTAAAGATTTCCGTGAAAATCTTGAAACCATTGATAAGCTGCGCTTCGCTGGCCTTATTGATGCTTCGCAGGCGCTGGAGTACCGACTTGGTGCAGCGCGCGAGCAGGCCGAGCGCTTGGCGGAATTGGCCGTCAAGGATTTGAAATCGACTTTGGGCTACACTATTGGTGGCTCCGACGATCCTTTGAAGGCTAAAGGTTTCGACCAAGATTCCATTATGGCGGGCTTGGATCAAAAGAGCGAACTGGAATATGAGGCGGCTGAGCGCACTAGTGAGCGTATTAAATCCTTGGAACAGAGCCGTATTCAGGATTTAGCATCCCTGTACGAAACGGCCTTCACTCAAGGGACCAAGGGGCTTTGGAGTACCTTTAAGCAGATTGGCATTCAGGTTATTGCTGAGACATTGGCACGCTTTACAATTGCCAATGTCGTTGGCGGCGGCGGAGGCTTCGAGTGCCTTACCGATGCGTGAGCCGTTGTCGGTCGTGCTTCCGTCTGTGCCTTTGCTGGTGGAATTGCATCCGATGACATCGCCTGCCACAATGGTGCTGGTGGCAACGATAACCTTTGCAATGCCATAGATAGCGACTTCTGCCTCTTCACCGGACGCCGGTTTGTTCATCAGAATACCGACCACGTTACCGGCAAAAAGGGAAGTGCCGTTGAGTACAACCTCCCCGGCGGTGGATGCGACCTTCACGATCTGGAATTGCTTCGCTGAAAGGTCCGCGCCTGCCACGACTCCGGGGAGGGTTTGATATGCGTTTGTGAATGCCATTGTAATCCTCCGTTATTTGGGAAATGCCGCTTTGAAAAGGTCGGCGTGTGAAATCTTCGCCTGTTCAAATGCGACGGTGTAATTGATCTTCTTGTCGTTGACCAAAGCCAGAACAGCGGCGTTAAATTCCGCCTGCGGGTCGGCGCTTCCGCCGCTCCCCTCCGCGCCCTTTTCCTGTGTCAGTGCGGATACGTTGATCTGTTCACTTAGTGCCCTGAATTGGCGCATGATGGCATCTGCCTTTTCGGGGGCAAGGTCTGCCAGTAGTTCCGCCATATCGGTCGCTGCTTTGGTTTCTTTCAACTCGGCTTCAAACTTGTCGAGTCTAGTCTTGCGTTCGGCTTCGGCTTTCATCTTTTCCGCCTCTGCCTTGAAGTTGTCGCGTTCGATCTTGGTCGCTTCGTAATCCTCCGGCACAACCTTTTCAGGCTGCGGGGGGTTGAGGCGACTGTCGATGAACGCGGTAAACTTATCCCACAATGAAGCGGGAACGGTAACATTTTCCATGTCAATCTCCTTGATAGTTTCTACGCTGTAAAGTGCTGTCGCTTCGCCCAAATGTGGAGTATGGAGCAAAGCGTCACCCACGATCAACGGGGCGTTTATTGCTCCGCCGGTCTGTGGGTTCTCAAAACCTCCCTCGAACAATACCTCTGGGGAGTGGTACTTATACGCGCCGTCGCTCATCGCCTGCGCGCCTTTTTCGTTCCATTCGGGAATGGCGTACAAGCCATCTGCCCGCACTTCCAGCCCCACAATATGACCCCCAGCGGGTGTTTCTTCGTTATGACTTCCAAGTTTTATCGCTGGTTTGAAATGTGGTAGTTTGAATTGCGCCGCAAATTCCGGCGTAATAAAACGAGCCTTGCCGCCCTTCACGATCTTACCAAATGGGAATAACCGGAAGGGGTCGCCCGCTTGTGTCTTTACAAATGTTTCGATGAGATAGTCTGTGTTATCCATAACAAAAGACGCCGCCCGCTGACACTTGTCAGACTTGGCGGCGTTCCTTAGGACTGCCTTTTATTTGGTTTTGCTTATTCTACCATAAACTCTTGACGGTACTTCTTTCGTGTGGTTACGAACGGCTTGTAATTTATCACGCTCTTCCCGTCTTAATTCAGAAGTACGCGGCGAGATTGCCAACCTGCGCTCGATGGCATCCACCAGCAACAGAAACGCTTCCCGCTGTTTCAGTAAATACTCACGCTCTTGTTGTAGTTCCATGTCTGGCAACATTGTATCACCCTTCCAAAAACGCGGCTAAATCATCCATGAGTCCGCGCCATAATGAGACAATCTTTTCTTGCGCCGCCGATGCGATATCTTTGATACGCCACCAGCGGTAGTGCATCCAGGCTTGTTCTTCCCCGATAACATACGGGGCGTAGCCTAAATTAGTCCCAAACCGCCCCGATACATTACCCTCACCCAACGGAACTACATCGAATATATCAGGCGCGCCCATTGTACTCCCGCTCATGCTTGCGCCTAGCGTGCGCCCTAGTGTTCCCGTGCGGGTGGGGTTGGGTACTTGTGGATAAGGCGGGACGTTCTCATGCAACACCTCTAAAGATGCGTGCATGGTAATCTTTGCTTCCTCTTCCAGCATTACGGGGAACTGTACCATTCTCGCCATGATTTCCTTTAGTCCTGAAATGTCAATACTGATACTCATAAGCCAAGCCTCTTGCGTCGTTGTTCCTGTACCGCGCCGGTATCCACGACAGGCTTAAGCCAGCACCTACACCGTACATGAAACGGCGGAATAGCATCATGATCTGCGACGCTGATATGAGTTCCCGATAACGGGGAACAAATGGGGCATACTCTGTCGTCCTCTGCTGTTTGTATCACCATCTGGTTGACAAAGCCAGTAGTTTCCCATGCTTGTCTATTACCTTCCGCAAACAGCCTTGTAACTTCCGTAGTTGCTATCATCTCAGCCCGTACCGGGTTATCGTATATCAATTCAAGCCTTGATGTGAGTGCGTCCAATGGCGAACCTTCCAGCATCCAGTCGGTGATAGCTTGTTGCGTCTGTTCTTGTGTCGTTTCGGTGATGCCTTTTATCAGGCTGTAACGATAGTCTTTAGCATACTGCAACACCTTTTGGTTGACCATGTCCCAATCGACCAACACGCGCAAAGCGGGGGGGGAGTGACTGGGTAGCCTCTTCCACGCCCTCAGTAAGCGCAAGGATGATTAACTCATCCATATCCGCCCATAATGCGCCCTGTTCCTGGTCCCAAAACGATAGTTGTCTAGGGTCTGCCATAGGTATCTTGTACACCGTCCAAAACACGCTGTTTCGTTGCGTCCAACGACTGCTGGATGATGCGTTTTAGTTTGCGCTCCAATTGTAGCCGCTTATCCTCCGCAGGAGCGGCGGTAAAGTCATTCGGTTTCTTTTCATCTTGTTTGTTTTGAATTGTTTTTATTTAATCCTTAATTCCCCTCCTTGGAGGGGAATTTGGTTGGTTTAAGGTAATTGTACGTTCATTGCCAAATAAGGTAATGAGACCTCTCTCATTTTGGCGTTTTGTTCCAAATCAACACCCGCTTCGCTAAAAGCCACACCGGATGCGATGTATGTTTTGATTGGGTCAGAAATTCTTTTTTTGAAAGCACAAGTGATTACAACGGCTTCGTGAGGAACATCAGTGATGTCTTCGTAACCAGCATCACGTGCCGCTTTATTCATCAAGTCGGCTTCAAAGCCTAAAACCTTGATACTTCCCGAGCCTTTTTTATTCCCGGACTGAATGTCGATTGGATCGTCACCCGCTCCGTAAATGTGTTCTTTTTCGACCTCTTTTTTGAAGCCAAAACCACGTAGTCCTTTGATGGTTCTACCTAGTATTTTAATCTCGAAGCGTGACCAGGCACACTCATCGGATGTTATATTTACGTTTGCCATTTTTTATAAATTAGCGGTTAAACCTATCGTTACTTTTATCCAGGTCAAATAACCCAGCGGCAACACTTCGACTTCAATTCCTCCAGTGCTAGTATTGATAATATTTGCATCCGTAGGTACATTTACATCTACATCACTTACTTGACCAGCCAATTGTGATTTCAATTGCTGTTTCACAACATTTTCCAAATGTTTAGCATCGGCTTCGTTGATGGTTCCGTCAGCATTCACACGAACAGTTGTTTCCAAAAGTGGTGTGGCCGCAGCGACAGCAACACGGTGCGCTTTGTCAATTACTCTACCGTGCACCAGGATATGAAAATCATCGGCTCCAGCCATATTGTCAACACCAAAGTAATAGCCAGACGTTCCCTCTCTACGAGTTGGAATGATATAGCCTTTATTGCTCAAGTTGTCCAATTCTTCAGGATAGAAAGCCTCCAAATCTTTGTTGGCTCCTACTCCGATACGAGTGGCTGTCAGCGGTCCATTTTGACCATTACCAATTTTGATATGCGCGCCATATTTGCAAGCACGTGCCAAAGCATAAGCACCAATAGGAATAGCAGAACCTTTAACATAATCACGACCCAAAACAACACCTACATAAGTATTTTCAGAAAGTTTCAAATCAATTGGTTCTACCGTTAGATCGTTGGTTCTACCATCCAATAAAATTCGAATTGGGCGGTTGATGTTTTTTTGGTATTCGGCCAACGTTTTGCTAATCAAAACAGCGTCTTCGACATCTTTGTCCAAAAATTTAGCAGCAACCATCGCATAACTTCCCGCAGGATTTCGAGTTAAATACAACAAAGAGATTTCTCCCTGTGCAGCAAGTAACAATTTCTTTGCTCCGTTGGCATTGGTAACAGTTG